GATGGTGTCTTTAGACTACAAAGAAGATTTCTAAACAATGTAGACTTATCTAAAGGACCAATACAGCGCAAAGTTGTTAGAATGGAAAGACGCAGGGATATGAACCCAAATACAAACAAGATGCAAGAATCTTTAGTAGTGCATACTCATTGGGTAGCAAAAGACTTTCTAGGAAATACAATAGCGCAAGATGATATACTCGAAGGAATGCATAACCAGCCAGTAGTTCAAACTACATTAGTTGGTGGTAAAAGAGCAACAGAATATGTTAATTGGTTGCCAGTATATGATATCCCTTTCACTAAAGAAGCGGTGAATGAATCATTAGAAAACCAGATAAACCCACCGGATGTGATAAACTACTTTGTTCGAGTATCAAGAACACAGAGAGATAACACATTCTCACTAGAACAGTTCAGAGATTCAACATTTGAAGAATGTCAGGAAATTAATAGAAAAGGATCAGGGTTGAACCGTTGAATTGTGGGTTTACCATTCAACACTTTAAAGAATGTATAGAACTTGCAAAGGATAAAGGATACACTATTTGCCCACCAGTTGGATATTTAGAAGAGTTAAAGAAACCATTAGTATTAAGGCATGATATAGATTGGAGTATTCAAGATGCTTATGAACTGGCCAATATTGAATATGATCTTGGCATAAGTTCAGCATATTATGTTTATATGCATTCACCCACTTACTCAGCACTATCACCTAAGAGTATGTCAATGATAAGACAAATATATGGAATGGGGCATGAAATAGGCCTGCATTATGATTCAAGATATTCAATGTCCTATGAAACAGATATCTTAAGCAGGATTCACAATAAGGCGATTTATTCCTGTTCTCAACATTATCCAGGCGAAACAAAGCACGAAGATTATCAGGGAATACTAGACTGCAAAGATTTAGATTTAAAATATATTTCAGATAGTGGTATGAATTGGAGGGAAGGCTGTATGTGTAAATGGATAGGTAAGAAAGATAAACTGCAAATTCTAGTACATCCTGAATGGTGGATAAACGACTCACGAGATAGGGAAGATGGTTTACATAAATTGTATATGTCATTAGAAGGTGAAATGGTTGCAGAAATGAGAACAATAAAACAGGATTTAGTACAGTATTGTAAAGGATTGAAAGTTGAATATTGAAACCGTTGCTTTTCGTGCCATCTCCGCGTGATGTGCCAGAAGTTAAACAGGCAATTTCTAAACTAAAGATAGATAAATTATGGGTGAAATATTATACAGCAGAAGAGGCATATAAAACGGCCAGAGATTGGTTTCTATCATCAAGATTTTATACACATCTATTAATTAACCCAGATGATCTAATAGTAACACCTGAAAACCTGGACTATCTCTTAATGTCTGCAAGTGATAGGGTAATGAGTGGCTGGTGCATTAATACAATACTGGACAACTGGAAGGAATTAGATCAAACAAATATATCTTATACTATGTGCTACGATCCACCTTCTGGTTCAACCTATGATTCATATAATTTTATTCCTGCAAAACATATTAAGACTTTATTGAGTGATGGTAAATCAATTATTAAAGTAAAGTTTGCTGGATTTGCATTAACTTCTATACCTAGAAAGATAGTTGAGAAAATACCATTTAGAACAAGTGTGGGATGTTGTATTGATTCAACACTTGCTTTAGATTTATATGATAATAAGATAGATCAATTTGTTAATTTAAGGGTGAATACACTACACATGAAGATACCATTTGATGAAATAAAAACTGGGCGAATGGAGAAACAGATTATATTTGAAGAAAATACAGATTGAAGGATTTGAAATGTATGTTAGGGAACAAGAAGCCAATAGACTACATGAAGGCATTTGTGAACCAGAAGAAACAACACTTATCAAAAACCTAGTCAAACCTAGTTATGTCTGTATGGATATTGGTGCCAATATAGGTTATTTCACTCTACTAATGGCCAGACAGTGTAAGCATGTTTATGCCTTTGAACCTGAACCCAGCAACTTTGAAATGCTAAAACAGAACATGGTGTTAAATACATTTGCAGATGTGACATTATACAAAGAGGCAGTGGGTGATAAGAATGGAACAATGCCACTTTATATTTGTCCAATAGATCATGGAATGCACCGCTTGTATAAATCAAAATGGTGCAATGAAATAACAGACACTTACGTTTATTGTACTCAATTAGATGAATACAAATTTCACAAAATAGATTTAATTAAAATGGATATAGAAGGCGCAGAATATGGCGCATTACAGGGAATGGTAGAATTATTAATAAGAGACCACCCAATAATGATAATGGAATATCATCCAATGGCGATAAGAGAGTATGGTGTTGATCCAAGAAAGGTTTATGAGTTCATGCACAAACTAGGTTATAGAATAAGTTTAATTCCCAACATTCAGGAACCTGTGATGTATGAAGATTTAGCAGTATTAACAAGTGATCCAACAGGAGGAAGGAATATCCTTTGTCTGTAAGATTCAGTAGTGTAGGACAGGAGAAGGTGGATATAGGAAAAGATTCTCAAGTTGGCCCATTTTCAACAATAGGATTTACAGGGTTCGCATTTGAGAAAAACAAGGAAGGAACTGATTTCAAATATCCATTAAGGAGACAGGCACATGATTATAAAGTAAAGATAGGCGATCGTGTACAGATAGGACAAGGGTGTAATGTAGATAGAGGAAGTTGGAGAGACACTGCAATAGGCAATGGTACAAAAATAGATTCTCATGTTAATATTGCGCATGATGTGGTAATAGGTAAGAATTGTATCATAGGTGCAGGTGTTATAATACTAAGTTCATGTTCAATAGGTAATAATGTATTCATTGGTAGCGGTGCTATAATTAAGGATCACATTAAGATTGGCAATAATTCTACCATTGATAATGGAATGAATGTAATTGAGGACGTACCTAACGATTCTGTAGTAGTCAACAAAACAAGGCTGTAATTGAAAGATTGATTCACCCAGAACTTGGCAAGACTGCCATTGGTTTATCCTATTTCTTTCATGATAAGAAACAAGTTGCAGAAATACCAAGAGCATTAGATCCACTTTACAAGCAGTTTGATTATATAATAGCAATAGATGGCAGGTATATAAATTATGAACACGAATTAGATTACTCAATAGAAGAGGCAGATAATGCATTAAGAAAATATCCCAACCTTATAATGGAGAAAGTAAAACCAATGTTTCAACCAGAAAAGAGACAGCGTTATCTAGATATTGCTGGTGAGTTAGGAATTAAATGGTTAATTGTGTGGGATGCAGATGATATAATATGGCCTGAACCTAAATGGCAGAATTGGAAAAAATTCTGGAAGCATTTAAGACTGACTTCTGAACGATTCTCAGAATACAGGATATTTAAAATGAGATGCTGGATTCCTAGTTTAAATGTATGGCGTAGAGCGTATAATGTAGTATCAGAAAACACATGGGTGCCATATATAAGAATACATAAAAATCCAGGTGAACAGCGTTATTGTCTTGATTGCCACTACTGGTTTGCACCAAAGGATGCAAGTGATGAGGATTTAATACTACAAAAAAGGGGAATGTATGTAGCAGATCAAACAATTAATGGTGTTCGTTTTACTACAAATTCAGCATTAAGAGGTGAGACACAACTTTACAAAAGAGACAGATGGGCATGGAATAATGATAATGAAGAGAAAAGAAGATCCTATATTAAAGCAATGGCACTAAGATATTGGGATGATAAGACTAGACCAGATTGGATGTCATTAGAATTGGAAGGTTATTGGCGTTATGATGATTTAGGTAGACCAACAACTAAGATAGTTAATGAGGATGGAAGTAAACCCAAGAGAATAGTTTACTATAATAGCAATAGCAATAAATAATTAATGACGTATATTTCAGACACTACAGAATGCAGGCGTTTAGCAAGGAATGTAGTTACAGCAGACTTTTCAGATGCTCAAATTATAAGTTATCAAACTAAAGAATATTCATTTATTGCCACAATGACAGATAAAGACGATTGGGATTCTGGTGATAGGGAATTTGGTGCTTTACAATTAGTTGAAACTAGGTTAGTTGCAGCAGATTTAATTCAACACTATGGTGACACTGAGACAATACCTATATGGACAGCAATGAGAGCAGATGCAATTTCGTTATTAACAGGTACTGGTGGCATTACTGAGAATATGGATACTGAAACCAGTGAAACTGAATTCCTTATTGCAAGAACTGAGTTTAAGGGATGGGGCAAAAATACAGCAAACGAACCACCTGATAGATTATTAGGTGGCGCAACAGATACAGAAGGTTTCTAAATGGCAGAAATTATATTTCTACCTTTTGCAGCAGCAGGATTAGTA